TTCTTCCGGTTTTGTTTTTGGAGGTTCTTTCTTTGGTTTCATTCTGTTTAAAACAATATTTATTCCATCCATAATAAATTGAGGATTATCATAGTTTGTATCTTTAAACATAGTTCTTAATTTATTAGAAGCGGCAGTTTTACCACCTTTCTCTAAGTTTTCTTTTACTTCTTCAAGATTCTTCAACAAGAAATCAAAGAATTTAGGAGTGCTTTCACTAACTCCTTGTTCTTTTCTTTCGTCAGCAAACAGTTTGTTGTCTACTACTTCTTTTCTGTTTGCTAGCATGTCTATGAATTCTTGAATTTTTTTCCCTTTTTCGGGATTTTCTTTCTTTGTTTTATTAAGAGCAGTAACTAGTTGATTGTATATTTTAATATAGGTATCTTTTATTTTTCCATATCCAACAGTATCTTTCATTCCCTTCGGGTTTTTTTTACCCGACGCTAATCTATCGAGTTGAGTTTTTATTTGTTTAGCACTCAACCTTTTTCCTTTACGCTGTAATCTAATTGTTTTCTTAGACATTGTATCTAATACTCTTTTAACTTCGGGATTATCTTTGAGTGTTTCTAATTCTGCTACGGTATCTTTACCGCTATAAATCCCTAATAGTCTCTTTGGGCTTATTGCCTCAAAGTCGCTTTTTTCCGGTGAAGTCGGTTGAAAAAAAGGTTTGCCCTTTCTTGCTTTACGCCTTATTACTTCTAGTCTTCTTTCCTCAAACTCATCAATATTTTTTTTCTTTTTTGCATCGAATTTGGCTTTTGCTTTAAGCCATTCTTTATATGCCTTTCTTTGTCTCTTTCGCATTGCCTTTCTCTTTTTCTCCAATGCTGTAAGTCTATCAGGGTCTAAATATGGATTTTCTTTAAACTCTTCTTCTTTTCTTTTTTGTTCTTCATACAATCTAACAGACTCAAAGTATGCTTCTGCTTTCTTTCGCTGTTCGGGAGTTAAGTGCCTCAAATCTATCGCTTTAAGAATAGAATTATCCTGTAACTCTTCTATCAAACACTTCAAAAGAAAATGAAGGTCATCTTCTCTATTGTGTAAGATAGCCTTCATGAACATAGTATAGCCTCAAAATGGAATATTCTCTTTCTTACCTCTCCTCTTTTGTGGGGGTAAGATAACATCGGGAACATCAGTAGATGCTCTTATTGGTTTGTGCGTCGTGTCCGGTGGTAATCCACCGATAGAAAAATCCCTATTCTTTGTAATCTTTCTAGTTTCATTTGCATTTTGTGTCTTTACTTTTGCTAGTTCTTTCTTTAATCTAATTTCTTTCTGTCTATTATCTTCTGTCATTAACCTGTCCTCCTTTCGCTTCTTCTATCTACATTTTGATTACCTGCATCTTCCGGTAATCCACTTAATCTTTTATCCGGCCCAACACTCATAGAGGGTTTATTTCTAGTTGTTGCTGGATTTTCTTGTGGCTTAGTACCGCCACTTTCTGCAAACATTCTTGCCTGTTCATCTAAATCTCTTTGGTCTAAATTAGAACCTGCTAGCGGGTCTTTTTCTATTGGTTTATCTCCCTCTCCTTCCGGTTGCTGTTCGGGCTGTGGTTCGGGTTTCTTGTAAGTAAAGTTACCATCTTCATCCATATCAACTTCAAATCCTAAATTCTTTATTGATGAAGCAATGCCGACTTCTAATTCTTTTTTTCTTAGTCCTGCTATTTCATCTTCTTCTTCACTAGGAGGTAGTTTTAACTTCCAATCTGTAATGCCAAACTGCTTAACAAGATACGGGAATACATAGTTATTGTAAACATTCTGTGCCATTTGAACTGCTCTATTAGTTACAAGAATTTGCATACCTTCATTGTTTAATCCACCACTTGTAGTATTGTCAGCCATGAAGACTTTACTGACCCCATAAAACGCTGATATTCTATCTCTCAAATCATCTTTAACAGAAATGTAATCCATTTCTTTTAGGCTATCCATGAATTTAATCCACTCTACTGCGCCTTTACCACCTTCTGCTTCTATACCCATAACAGGAATAAAGTGGGGGTCTGCCTCCATTTTTTCTTTTACTCCTCTCCAAAAGGCTCTCATTGAATCCATGTTTCTAGTTTGAACTGCCAACAAACCTCTTGGCATTCTGCTCTTAGTATATGCTGAATTGACATAGTTCTCCATAGCAATTAAAGTCATAATATGATTATACAATGTAATTACAGGAGAGAAACCATATAATCTTGAAGGGCTATATTTACTGAAATGTAATACTTCTCCTTCAATAAAATACTGCTCATCTCCCTTTGCTCGATTGACATAATGTATGGGTTTCAATGGAGAGCCACAGACATCGCAATTATCATGTGGTTCTGTTGAAATAACATCTCTATGATGAACACAAGTAAATCCTTTGTTACCCTTTACCCCATCCTCATCAGCATAAATAAACATAGTAACGGGGTCGCCACGATATACTTCTTTGACACGGTGCATTCTAATCTTACCATTACCATCTAAGAAATATTCCTTGACCATCACAATATATGCATCATCCATAATGTTCAAATCATCTTCCAATTCCTTCAACACATCAATAAATAATTGCTCGGATGAATTTACATATCCCTCTAAAAACTTTTCAGCATATTCTAATTGTTTAACATCGGGTATTTTTAAATCAGTAGAGCCGCACCTTGAACATTCTTGAACAGGTCTTGTGTGGGTTTTTCCGCAATTGTTACACTTTGCTTCAAACGCTTTTTCCCATTCATAACCTCTTCTGTAAACTTCTTGTTTCAGTTGAGTTATACAAGTTCTAACAATTACTGATTGCTGAACCATAGAGTAGATGACGGGGGCTGTCATCATGTAATTGTTCTGCCTTTCTTGAATACCCATGTTGTAAATATTCCTGTCAGCAGGTTTCGGAGTAGTGCGCCTGAAAAGATTAGTGAAAGAAAACCGCCTTCTTTTTTCTGCCACGACAACAACCCCCGTTTACTTTGGACTATTCTATCTATTATAGAATCTTCGCAAAGGCTTTTCTCAAAACTCTACGCCAGCCACCACTTATGCTTTTCTTTCTTTTGGGTTTTTTGTCGTATTCTTTAGTGCTTTTATTAGCATACAAAGCGGCCATATATTTTTTTGCTTTTGACTTAGACATACCCCGTTTATTTTTTCTTTTATTGGTATCTGTATTAACAACATAGTAGCCGTTTTTTCCGACTCTTAATTCATAAGGCAAGACACTCACCACAATTTTTTACAGGCTAAGCATTTAGGAGTCGTTATCTTACCTTTACATTGGTCGCAATTGTGTCTTGATTTGAAATTAGCCCTGCGCTTTTTGTTGGTATGAGTTCCGCCTCCTCTATTCTTTCCTTTGCCTTTGTAATTACCATATCCTTTAGCACCTGCATGAATCTTTTTGCCCTCATGAGTAAGCATCATAATTTTTTTACCTTCTCTATCGGAAGGATATACACGACCTACTCGCATGTCTTTCTTATCTTTTTTACACACATTAAACCAAGTCATTGCTTACCCCTCATTTGGTTTTCTTTAGAACGCTTATCATCTTTAATCGGGCCACCTTTAGCCCATGTTCTACAAGACCTAGCCGAGTGGCATTTGAAATGGTGCATCCAACAATAACCCAATCTACCATCGTCATCTAATTCTAATGGCATACAATCCTCCATTCTAGGAGATATATCAAATGCTACACAATTACTACAGTTAGAATCTTTAGCGGCTTCTACTGATGTATTCCAAAAGTCTGCAATGTCTTCCCAATACCCTTCGGGCTTGTCTACATTAAGTGGCCCATATTGTATATGTTCTGCTTTTATAGCGGCATTTCTATTCTTGGTGTTTAACTTCAAGTCCTGTGTTGCTCTAGGACATTCTAGTTCTTTAAGAATAATATGCCAACTCATACTATCATCTCGGACTATGTGTGTAAATATCTCCATCTTTGTGCATGAATATAACTTTCTTTCTTTTCATAGCGTTAAGAACTCTCTTCAATTCTTTAGGAGGACATATTGCTTTTAGATTTTTCATACCCAATGCCCCGCCTTCTTTTTTAATTTCAGCAAGTATTTCTTTTTCTATTTGAGCATCGGTTTTCATGGCTTTCTTTTCATCTCTAAGCATAGCAAAATCTTTTCCTGTTATCTTACCATCTTTGTCTTTATCTATTTTTTTCTGTCCACCATAAAGCATCTTTTCATCTTCTTTATGAGTTCCACAATGGGCTTTTTCTTCTTCTGTTTTTAATATATCTTTCCAACTCATCTTGTAAATCCCCTTCCCCTACTTTTTGTTTTTTGCTTACTCGCTTCCTTTCTTTGTTTAGCGTAAGTGTGTGCCGCTTTTAGCCTTTTCTTTACTTTAGGGTCTTTAGCATTTCTAACTGCGGCTCGTAATCTTTGCTCTACTAAATTAATTATTTGTGATTGTCTTTTATGAGATTTAGATTTAAATGCACTACTGCTAAATGTTTCTTGAACATCTTGTCTTGTTTTAAATTTTACAGGAACAGTATCTTTTGGGTTTTCATCTGTGTATAATCTTCTTGCTGAACCTTTTGGTTTTTTACCCGTTCCTTTTTTCGGGTCAGCCTTTTTCATTTCTTTACTTCGACAATGTGCTTTACAAGTAAATCCTTTAGTTTTATTTGGCCCACTACAAACGCAGTAGGACATATCTTTCTTTAGGATTTGTTGCCACATCATGCTCCCTTTCTCCTTTTGTAAGTTTTACAAGCGGCACAAGTTGGCCTACATCTTCTTTTTCTTCCTTTAGAAGCATCGGCTCTACCACAAGGTTTTGGCCCTCCTTTTTGCTTACAAGTTCCACAAGCAATCCAACCTCCTTGTGTTTTCTTTCCCTTTCCTTCTTTACCGCCTCTTCTTGAAAACCAACCGTGTAATCCTTCATCTTTTTCTCTAGCGAAATTATCTCCGCCTTTCAGAACTTCTTTCCAAGACACAATAATCAATCCTTTTTATTGCCCCAATTAGCCGCACCAACTTCACGACATCTAACTAAAGCACCACTAGCGTAAGCGGAAGGCCACTTATCATATCTGCTACGAACTTTGTAATAACAAGCATCTCGTTTTTTATCGGACTTACGATTTCTGCGGCCTTTTTTCTTAGCCCGCTTAGAACTTTTCTTTCTTCGAGACTTACTCTTTTTTTGAAGAATATCTTGCCAACTCATGCTTTTACCTCCATTGGTTTACCTGCCTTTATCCAACACTCTTTACAAAATCCAAAAGGAAACGCTATATCTGCCATGTAACAACACCCAAAATACCTAAATTCAGTTTCTTTTTTTTCTTTTATCCATTCTTGTATATTCATAGAAATCACATTTTGCCTATTAAGTAAGCAACATGATGGCTTAATTTGTTATCGGGATATTCTTTCAACTCATCAACAGTAATCCATTTGTAATCACTATGCTCAAACGATAGGGTGGGATTCCAGTCATCATCTACATCTATTCTAAAACAATGATACTTCTTTGGTGGTTTCATATTTCTATCGAAATGAATCCCTAGTTTAGATGATGGTTTTTTCTTAAGTCCTAACTCTTCGCCTACTTCAATCATACAAACCTTTTCTGCATCGGGAGTTCCATCAGCCTTAAACTCATCAAGTTCTTCTACTTTACCTCCGGCAAATTCCCACATACCTATCTTAGAATCTTCTTCGGGAGAACGCTCTACAATTAGAACTTTATCTCCTCTAAAAACTGCCGCACCTGCCGCATGTCTAACACCGTCTTTATCTAATAAGAATTTCTTTTTGTTATTTCCTTTAGCATACCAAGAAAGACCTTTATCTTCCATTTCATTTGCTTTGATAATCATACCACCAATATTTTCCATACTGTCCATTAAAGACATCTTACAGTTGTCTTTGTATTTCTGTATGTTGTCAAGATATATTCCTTCTTTCAGCCAATCAAACCCAACATGGTCTTTATGGTTCTCCCACTTCATTAGTTTGAAAATCTCATCGCATCTTCCTTTATACCAATCCTCTTTCTTGTAAGATTTTTTCATTCGTATAAGTTCCATGAGTAACTTTGCATTACCTTTTTTTAGTTTAAAATGAGGTAAGCATTTAGTTAAAAGATTCATAACATCATCTTGAGAATAAAAATTTAATCTTTGAACAGGTCTAGTTTGTTGAGGAGACTTTTGATTTAGATGTAACTTACCAAAGCCTATACTCTTGTGCATTTCTTCCATAAATGCCCTACCTCTTTCTCCTGTGGCAATAAGACCGACTCTAGGGTTGTGGTTTCTATCCATTGTAATGTAGCCATCCGAATCAATAAATGCGGCAGTATAAGCCCAAATATTTTTCTTAAGCATTGTTGGTAATTTGTAATATGCTCCATCAACATTAGCAACATCTAACTTCTTTACCATTTTAGAAATCATATTTGTTGTTGTGCTTTTATGTAAAGTATTTGGCATCCTATCATGTATTTGTTTAGCACCAATAGAAGGACTCTTAATGATTTCACTTTCAATAAATGACATAATTCTCTCTTTCTTACTCTTAGTTATTGATTGGTCGGATATAGTTTTTATTTGTTGCTTGTAGTCTCTTTTGGCAACCCTACAATCTTTTTCTAATTGAGCATATTCTTTTGAGTAGACCATTCCTTCTTTCTTTAGGTCACTCTCCCAATACTTACATATTGCATCAATAATAGTTCTTCTACCATTTACTGAATCAATCTTGTTTATTTTCATTAGGTCTTTCTCACTAAAGCCCATCTTAAGTATTGCAGGTTTGTATGGTTTAATCCAATAGATAGAATCTATACATTTGTTAATGTGGTCGGAGTAGCCATCAATAACAGTATCAATAGCCTTAGCCATTTTTATTCTTTGCTCACCTTTTAATTGTCTTCGAGCCTTTCTCATTTTCTTTACAAGGTCGGGTATGTTTTCACCATCAATAGAATATTCACTAGGGAAAGAACTCAATTGTTTTCTAGCATCACTAGCGTTAATGTTCAAGTTCTTAGAAAGTAGATTTACTGCTTCATAGTCGGACATAATATAATCATCAACCGAAGCAAGTTTAGTTCCTAACGCCTCTTCAATCTCGTCTTTTGTAGCCTCTTGTTCCTCTTCAAGTTCAGCAAGCCTAGCCATGTTTTGTGAGCCTTGTCTATACTCTTCTGCTGTTGGCATTTACATCACCTAAAAATTAATTCCCATGACTCCTTGAGAGCGTTTATACTTATTGACCTTTGGCGGGTCAAATAATCCCATGTCATCTAAGAGTATGAATGTTTCACTCATTGTATGAGTAGCGGCATTAGCCAATGCTAAACTCATAACCATGTCATCATGCGCTCCTATTCCCTCAAACTTTCCTTTGTCTGTAATAGCAAACATAGATAATTCTTCTATTAAAGTAGAGGTAACTCGACGGCTTTCTTCATTAGCGTAAGGTAATATTATCTTACCATTTTCAAAATTCATTTGTAAACTTAAAATAATCTCTTCTTTCTTTTTTCTAGTGGTGTTAAAGTCATGAACATTTAAGTCTGTAACATTTCTAATCTCTTGTGTAAATGATTTAGCAAATGTATTTGTTTCAAATAATATTGCTTCGGGTTGAAACACTTTACCAATCAACTTTACTTTCTGTATGTTTTCTCTAAACTCTACATTCTTAGAACGGTCAATAAATACGATAGTTTTATTATCATTTTCATCTACTTCTAATACAGTAATTACATTGTAGTCACCATCGGTAGAAATAGCAGGGTCAATGCCGACATAATATTTGTAACCCTCTCTACGCATTGGTTTCAAAACATGGTCTTTGCTCTTTGCCGCTTCCAAATATTCGGGATTAAATAGAGAAGTTCCTGTAGATATTGGAACACACATATATTCTCTTGTAAACATTAGAGAACCGACTTCAGCCTTTCTTGCCATAAGAGCATCATAATCCCATCTGTTCGGCCATAGCGGTTCATTAAGAGCATTAAGACAGGGATATGTTCTAAGTGTATATGCAGGATTTTCAGCGAGTTGTTGGTAAATATCTGTATAACTAAATGGAGTTCCAATAACTCTTAGAGAAGCAGTATGGTGAAGTGTTGGTATCATGTCACCATAAAACCAATCTGTAACCTTTTGAATTCCTGTCATACTAAACTCTTTCAAAGGGTCGTCAATGATAATCTCTTGAGGGTGAAGTCCACGAATCTGTGAACCGACAGAACGCTCTAAGATTTGATTACCATTAGTCAATGTAATATTTCCTATCGCCCATCCCTTAGCAGGTTTGAATTTTTTAAGCATAGGGTGATTGAATAGTTTATCTATATCTCTCATGTGAACTAAAGTCTGCTTTTGGTTAGAAGAAATGTATAGCATTTGATATGGTGGTTCTCTAAAGACTAAATTCCATACAACCCAACTGTGCATGAATACTGATTTACCGTGACCTCTTGAACAAATGATAACAGTTCTTTGTGTATCATTCATTAATTCATGCCATTCTTGTTGATGGGTAGCGAACTCCCAGCCTAATACATTTTGAAAGAAGTATGGAAATGAGTTTTTAGATAACTCCATATCCATTTGGTGTTCAAAATTAAAATTATCTAAATCCATATTATCACCCGAATATTCTTCTCAAAAAAGTTTTATTTTCTTTTGATAGGTTCTGTATGCCATATCTTCCATAGGCATCGTTTACATTGTTTATGATTGGCTCTCTAAATTTTTTACCTCTCATACCTTCATTTCTTGCTCTAAGACCTAACTCAAGTGCAACTATTTTATTTTTATCTTTTAGAGATAAAGGCTTCATAGTTCCTTTAGATTTTACCTTCAAAGAATCTACCCATCGAACTAATCCTGCCATAGCGTTAGTATTTGTTTTAAACGGAACATAGCCCACTCCTATTTGGCCAAAATAACTATCAACAAATTTAGCCTTTGTCTTGTCGGTTGTTGCAGGATGTTTTAGATAATTTTTTAGTTTTAAGTATGGATTTTTTGGAAACTCCGAAGTATATGCGGCATATTCCTGTCTTTCGGGCTTTTCAGCATACTCTTCAAATATATTTGGCATATCTAAATCTCTAGCGTAGAAATATCCTTCATGCCCTGCTTCATGAGATATGCTTCTTTTAATCATTTCTTCCATTGCCTTTTCCTTTTGCTCATCAGTTATTTTTATTTTTTCTCCGCCTTTCTCATAGTCTCGCTCTTTACTGCGAGCCATCATATCTATTGCGTCTTTTATTCTAGTAAGATAGATTCTAATTACTCCTTCATGAGTAAAGTCATTGTAATTATTAAGGATAGTTGGAGGATTATATTGCGCCAAAGCACCTCTAGGAACATTTAATCCTTTATCTCTTAGTTGCTTATCAGTAAGGTATTCGACCTCACCTTTCCTAATAACACTCCACCACTTTAGCACTATTTTCACTTACCTGTCTTTAACACTTCAAACCATTTCTTTATACCAAAGTCTTCTCCGTATCTTTCTCTAAACTGTTCTATTAGTTTAGAGTCTATACCCATTTCATCTTCGGGAGGTATATCAAAATTATACACTTGTCTATTCTTTTCTTTCCAAGTTTCATTAGGTATTGTCTTTGCCTTGAATCCTGCAATCTTAGGTTTATCACCTATCAACTCTAATCTTTTTTCGGACATCGGCTTCCAACTTCTTGAGCCTTCTTTGGATTTCATTCCACCTAATATAGCATAAGTTCCCTTATCACTATATCCTGCAATACCAACTACTTTACCATCTACTCTTCGTATAACATATTTATCTAAGTCATACCAAACAGGAACACTCCTAGATATTTTATCTTCGGGATTATCATTATTCCAAGCACCTTCCGCTTCTATTTTAGAATGTGGGCCAGTAACTTCATCAGCCATTTAATCACCTAAAGTTAGCCTTAATAAAATACACATGCTCGCTATTTATTCCGTATGCCTTACTAATACTATCAAAAGAATCAATCTTATTAACAATACTTACTAATTCACTAGCCGACATATCAACATTATATTTAGTTTCCATTTTTTGTAAGATAGCATTTACATCATCAAAGTCCTCTTCATTTCTTTTAGCAAAGAATATTTCTTTTCCTTTGAGTATTCTCAAAGAATCGTGTGCTTCTAATATTCTATTGTAAATGCTAGACTTGGCTATTCTATCAACTTGTTTCAAAAACTCTAGGGTTTGTTCATACAATGGTTTGTTTTCTGTTTCCAAAACCTTTTGTTTTTCTCTAAGAGTATCTATTAGAATTCTAATAGGTGTCATTTCATCAATATCATCAATACCTCTACTTCTAAATGCGTCGGAGGTATCTAATTCCATAAACTTCTCAAGTATTTTTTTACCCGATGACATTGATTCTAAGCCACCAAAAATAGACGCTACATCCTTCTTTATTTGTTTCTTTATGTTAGCCTTACCTCGATATATTTCACTAAGAGCATTAACAAAACTCTCGGCTTTCTTTTCACTTTCTTTTGGGGCTGTAAATATTTCACCGGAGTTTATTGACTCAAGGAAAGGTAAAAGTTTTTTCAATCTTCTTGGTTTAATGAATCTACTTTGCGAATCAACAATTTTGTCATTCATTGTTCGATAGGCTTGATACTTTTCTCCTGTTATTTGAGTAGAAACTATTATTCTCAAATGACCATCCTTCGCAAATGGCAATGCAATGCCTAATGTGTTTTTGGAATGTATCGGCTCTAAAAATAATTCACCTATCATTTCCGATATTTCTTTGAAAAGAATCTTAATATCTTCGGTTATTTCTTTTGAGGCTCTAGCCATACCTCTTCTTCCTAATGTAGTCTTAACATATTTCTCATAAGCCCTATATTGAAAACTAGAATCCTTTACCCCTTTACCTGTCATATCTAAATATGTTCTAAAATCAAATAGAGTTTTTTCTTCCTCTAATAATTCAGCAAACAAACGCAAAAATTCCTGTATGTTTTCTCTTTTTTCGCTTGCCCTGCTAACTTCCGAACTATACATATCTCTTAATGCAGGTTCTTTGAATATTTCAAAAGGTAAAGAAAAAGTAGTTTCGTCTAATTTGTCTATTGATTTAATTGTAGCCTTTAGTTTATTTAGGGTAGTTTGTGTATCTTCACCGTCTAGTATTTCTTTTACTTCGTCTTTAATGGATAGGAAAAACTCTTCCACCGTTTCTACAAAATTAACATCATTAAAAGTATCAACTATTCCATCCATTTCGTCTTTCAAATACAAAATAGCCAACGGGTCTAAATCTATATCTTCAGTAAGTGATTTACTTTCAGTATTAGAAATAGCATCTTTAGCAGACATTATATCGCTAATCTCACGCATTTCTTTTTCTTCTCCTGTTTCGGAGTCTTGCACTTTATCATAAATTAATTCTATATCGCTTTCATCAGTTAATGCGCTTAACGCTCTAATTTCAGTAAGGAAATTAGTTATCAACCTATCTGCTCTTTCATATACATCTGCCAACTCATATGTCTTTTTTGTTGAAGTAGATATATAATTTAAAGAGTCTTTATCAAAACCACCTATTAGTTCTACGAAGGCTTTAGCATCTTCGGCCAAAACTTCATCTTTACTTTCTTGTAGTGGCTCAATCAACTTAGTTAATTCTAAGATTTTTGCATGTAAGTCTGCAAACTTAGGAGACATATCTTCCCAAAACTGATAGATGTCACCTCTTTTTGATATGTCTTTCAGTTTTTTATTTCCTAATAAGTAAGAAACATCAATGTCTACGATTTTGAATTCAAGGAGACTTTTATCTTCATAAGCACCCTCTATTTCATCTATAACCATCTCTATATTTTTAACAATAGTTTCGTCTTCTATTGTGTCTTTTACACTATTAAAATTATTTCTCATAACTTTAGTATCGAATAAATCACTACCATCTTTATCATCTTTTAGGGTTATTGAAGAGGCATCTATACTTAAGTTGGGATTCAATAAATCATTTTCCATGATACTATTTCCATCAGTTTTTTTAATCGTTCTTTTACCTCTTTTCTTGAAAACTATTTGTTTACCAAAAACACTTATTGCTTTTTGTATGTCGGTATTTGCTTCTTCCTCTATTACTCTTCTATCAGCAAGGGTTAAATTTTTCTTAACATACTCAAGAACTGCATCGTTTATCTCTTTCTTTTCTTTAAACTTTGCACCGTCGGGATATTTTATACTGCCCTTCTTTTTAATTAATTTCTTCAAGGCTTTATCTCTTTGCTCTAAATTAGAATATTCTCTATATATATCCACGAATTCAGCCCTTATTTCTTGCAGAAATTCTTTCGGGTTGTCTAAATATTCCATCATTTTTCCTCCTTGAATAGTTTTCCGTCTATCATTTGTCTTAGCAAGTTCTCATCGTAGTATAATGTCTTATAGTTCTCCGGCCTATTTGCTATGTCTTCTAATTTCTTCTTTAAAGATTTCTTAAACAACTCTCTTATTTTGTTTAAGTCCTCATTAACTTTATTGGAGAGTTCTTCTATGGCTTCTTTAAGAGATTCGTTTTCCAATGAAAGGTTTTCTCTAGCCATATCACCGACTATATTTTTCAAGGGCTTATTTGCTTCGACAACTATTTCGTTTTCGTCAGCATCCAAGTCTTTTATTTCCACTTTCTTTTTGTATTCAGCCGCAGGGAATAGAAGTTCTGCTGTATATAGAGCGACAGCAAAGGCTTGAGCCTTGTCCATTTTTTTAGACAACAAATTTTCTATATTCGTTTTTGATATGACCTTACCTAATGTTTGGTCTTTGGGTAAAGAAACTAATAGTTCATAAAATGCTTTAGCAATTTCACTAGAAAAATCATCGGCTGTTATTGGTTCTAGTTCTTCTAGTTCATCAATAAATTCACCAAGTTTTTCATCGTCTTCATCCCATGACTCTTCCTCTTGCATTGTCTCTTTTACAAGAGGTTCTAGTTTTTTAATGAAGTTTCCTAACTCTTTATTGGTTGTAATGTATTTATTTCCTGCTCTTATCAAATATTTACTCTTATCATCTGTATTTTGAGTATCTAGGTTTTGAGTTCTAAACTTCCCATAAAGGTCTGCAAAGGTATCATCCTCCAAATTTTCTTTGCTGAATAGCCATTTTATCACTTCTGCATCAAACTCTTCAAAGTTTTCATCTCCAACCAATTCATTGTATTCTTTTTCTGTTTCTGCTAATTGTTTATCGTCTAATTGAGACATGCTGATGCCTAGTTTTCTAGCGGCTGTCGCTTTAGCAGAATCTAAAGAATATTTTGCGGTTCTTTTTGATAGTCCTTTACTTGCTTCAAAAAAAGCATCCGAACCGCTAGTAGTTAGCAATTGTTCAAAAAATGGGTGAATTTCTAACTTTCTCGCTCCTCTAGCACCTTTTTGGAACATAAGATTATCAATTTTTTCATTATTTATCTTGAAAAGTAAAGGAGTTTTGTCTAATTGTCGTTTTGCTCTCTTTTCTCCACGAACCTTTATGCCAAATTGCATTTTGCTTGCTCTTAAAACATTCAAATATGTCTCTACTTGTTTTTCTCCGACATTTTCAGCAATCAACTTAGTCAATTCGGCATCTTCCATAGCATATCCGCCAATTTTTGTTTTATTTTGCAGTTTTTCATCCGAACTCACCAATAATTCATACAATTCGGGGTAATCAACATAAAAAAGTATTCTTGCTTTAGAATTTGCTTTCATTTTGGCGGCTCTTTGTGAATATTCAGCCGGTTTTAGGTCTTTTTCTGCTATGTCCTTAAATGATTTCTCGCCACCACGAATAATTCTTTTCTTTGTCCTTGCTTCAGCCGTAAATCCCTCTCTAAATGTCAAGCGAACACCATCTTTATCAACAAATTTAGATAAAAATTCTTCTTGTTCAATTTTTTTCCTTACAGGGATGTCTACAACCTTACCATAAAGCGTAAGATTTTCTTTTATCTTGTTTTTTGACTTAAATTTGTTGCTATTCGCTGTAAATTTTTTGAAATCCCCTACCTTTTTAGCATAAACTATGCCTTCAATGTTCTCAATTCCAATCACAATCAAGGCTTTATTGAAAATAACACGGTCTTTGAAAAAATCTTGAACACTTACATTGCTATCTTTGATGCTGTTTTTCAAAACAACGGTCAATTTTTTTAGATTTTGCTGTCCTATTACTTTTCTTAGTCTATCTTTGCCTCCACCGGACAAATTTTTCTTATATTCTTCTAAAAGGCTAGTTAAATCTTTTAGTTGGTTTTGGCTTAATGATTCCAAATTAGCATAATTTTCTATTTTTTCAGTAAATCCAAGTTTTTGCCTACCTCTTTTCTTTGGTAGTTGTTTTTTAATTACAGCATCAAACCGTTTAAACACCTCTTCCAATTTAGGTTTATATTTTGCGTAGGCTTCTGTAAAGTTTCTTCTAAATATATTTTTAAATTCGTTAATATTAGAATAATAATATTCTACATCATCTCCTCTTCTTTGACCAAACTTAGAAAATATATCCTTTTTTGTTGCCTCTATGTTATCATTTTTTTCATTAGTGCTACTCTTATCCAATAACATCTGTTGATAAGTTCCATCAATCATTAAGAAATCCCAAAATGAGGAAGTAGGAAACGGATATGTAGGCAACTTATCACCTACTTCATAGCATATCTTTCTATTTCATCTATCGCTGTCCTAACATACTTAGGGGCTGACTTCATACTATCTCTTAGTGTTGCTAAGGCTTGAGCAATCATAGCCTCATCCATATCTTCTTTAATTATATCTTGCCAATTCATTGTAATTCCTCCTGTCTATCTCTCATTTTTTCTAAGTCCATGATAGCATCTCCCATATCACTAATAGCATTTCCCAATTGACCTAATTCTACTGAATCAAAAGCACCCTTAGTTTCGGTATTAAACTTTTTAAACGAGTTAATGGCGGAAACAGTGATTCTTTTCATTTGTTTTATAAAAGAATCAATATCTTCAAAACTTTCTTTCAATATAATAACTTCCCAATCCACTGTAATCACCTAATATGAGCCTTGCCATTCAATGTCTCCTCTATATTCAAATTGATTTTCATCTTTTTGATTTTTCATATCAATGTAAATTGTAACATCTTTAACATTAAAACTAGGGCTGTCGTATGAGTCGGGCATATCATTATCTAATTCACCTGCATCAAACTCTACATCATATTCAGTTTCGTCTTGTTCAAATGTATCTGTCTCTACAACATAATTAAATCTTAGACGGACTTTACTCGCATAAGACCCAACACCCTTTACTCCCCAACTTCTAAGTTCAACATCAAATTTTCCGTCTACATATCCAGTTGCATTTTCAATGTATGCGTCTTTTTTATCATCGGGGGGATTCTCTAAAAAAACACTTAGCATTCCGCCATCTAATTCCCAAGTAATGTCTGCCATTTTTTTAATATCTTCTTTTATTATATGTTTCCAACTCATTGTAATTTCTCCTATTGTTTAACAAAATAATATTTTACTTCCCCGTCTTTTTCTATTGGCTCTACTTCAAAGTTTCCTGCACCACTAACGCTATTGGTAAACTTTTTGAAAAATCTTTTAGCCTGAGACTTGTTTTTAAATTCAAAACTAAATTGACCTTTTTTATTCATATAAAGTGGACTAAAGATTACCTTTCCATTTAATTCATGAGTAAGGTCATCCATGATTTCGTCATAATTTTTTGCTCCACGCATCACAGCCCCACTAAAAGTATTATACTTGCCTTGCTCCGCCATCCTTTTTGCCTGTTCAAAGCGTTCATCTTTTTCTTTTTGATTCATTTTCAATATATCTTGCCAACTCATTGTAATTTCTCCTGCATTCTTTTCTTAATGTCTAACCAAATTTCGGGATTGTTTTCAGCAAGCACTTCTTGGACAATTTGCATCTGTGCAAATATAATTGTGTCCTGTCGCTTATGTATAAGTTTGCCCTTGAACTCCATAAGATATTTTAGTGACTCCCTAACTTCTTTCGCAAGTTTAGTTAGGCTATCTATTTCTCTAGGTTCTAAATCAATATCATTAAACAAATCATTTAACTTACTATCAAGCCTTTGTATGTTATTACTTAGCAAATCAATCTCATTAACTTCTTTCTTTGCTATCATTACTGCGGCAGACTCTTGAACAATCGGTGCTAGATGGTGTTTCATATGTCGTTGCACTTGTTCTTTAGTAGTGCTTAATGCTTCTGCAACTGCTTCTGCACTTATATCACCATTTGATAGTGCTTCTTCATAGTGCTTTCTCATTGGGTCTGTGCATAATACACACTTAGGATTACTACTATTGACATAATCTCCCATGTGATTTCTTTGGTGTTGTGCCGCAGTTCCACTTCTCCATCCATATCTTGAATCTAAATCATCACAAGAAACCTCACCGGCTTCCAACATTCTTTCGAGTTCTTCTCTATCTTCATGTTGGCAAAAACCACAACGCTTTCTTGTTACCATTTTAAATCACCTTTTTTGTATGAATTCAAATGCTTTATCATTTAATTCTTTTACATCAACTATTTCTGTAATAGAAGCAGGTTCTCCATAATGTTCTTCTACGAGTTTCAATAACTCTTCATATAACTTTTGATATTTATATGGTTTTTCATAAAAATAAAGAACATCTTCAATACTTTGAAAAACTGCTAAATCATCTAAAACCATCGCAAATGCATTAGTTTCATCATAACTGTTAAGTTTTTCTGCTTTTCTTATTTCATCTTTCCACATTTAAATCACCTACTCGCTCCAAAGAACATCATATCTATTGTCGGAATATCTTACAATATCTACAGGAGAAACCTTAGAATGAAGTATTTTATGTGGGTCTACATCGTTAATTCCACTACCCTCTATGTCTATGTCTAATTCTTCTCCTGTATCATTGAAAACAACTTTATTGATACTCACTCCCATATCCCTAAACATAGATTTTCTAACTCCAAATTCCATACTCCAAAAAACTGTCACTTCTCTATCTTCTAAATATTTTTCATCCCGTTTTTCTGTATCTGTAAATGTAACATTATCCGTTTCAAATTCAAAATACTGTTGCGATTTTTTCAGTTCGTTTTTCCACATTTTATTAACTCCATAAATATTCATGCCATGACTTTTGTATATCATCCTTTGGAACTTTTAATCCCTTTAGGTTTAGATGCTCGCCCCACGCTAACTTCTTTGATTTACCCTTTCCAACAACTGCTACGATTAGTGATGACATGGCAGTTACTTTAAAAGGCTTTAATGAAAATGTTTTGATTTGACCCGCAGGTGGTTCTATACCTGCTATCTTTGAAAGTGCTTCTTTACTTGTCTTTTTGTTATCTAATGTAAACTTCATACCCGAAAAAGTGCTTGCCATTTCTGCCAACTTAGGAACTCCATTTTGCTTAAACAAGGTTTTTCTTTTTAGCAATCCTAATACATGCTTTCTAACAGGCGGGAAAACCGCCAACTTGGAAGGTAACTTAACCTGCAAGTGCATATTCTCAATTGCTTTATTTGATTCTGCCAAAGCAATCTTCAATATATCTTTTAATCCAACTTTAATTAAATCACCCCTACCAAAAAGTGCTTGAGCCAAAGGCGGATTAGCAGTATTTGGTGTATCACTATACCATGTCGGAGGTGCTTTCTTTCCATATTTTTTCTTATACCACTCGTTTGCATAGTGTCCGTAAACTTGGTCTTTCTCTTTACCTATGGCATTACCATCAGCATCCGACTTTGCAGGAAAATTAAATACAGTATTTCTAGGATTTAATGTGCTTGTTGCTTCTTCAAATCCCTCAATGGCTTCTTGAAATTCTTGTAGTTTTTCTACATGACTTACTAACAGAATCTTATCTTCTTTGAAATCTTCCATGAATTCCTCTATGTCATCTAATAAGGTAAATGCTCCTGTGCTTCCCTTGTTTGGCGACCTGTCTCTTCTATATCCGCTAGTTACATGCTCTTTTAATTGTAGATATAGATTAGCAGGATGAGGCTGTCCACTCTTAGTATCTATTTGTCCAACCTTCTTTCCCTCTCTAGGTTTTCTAATTTTCCTACCTTCGCTAAGTAGTTTTTTTCTACCTATACCTTGACACTTCTTAACCCATGCTTCATACTCATCAATAAACTTGAATGAGCCTCTAACTTCAATATCGGTATTTCCGACTCTAATCACGGACTTTTTCTTTTCGTCTTTTCTTACCACGCTTTTCACCTCCGTATTTTATATTGAATAATTCGGGATTAGCCCCATGACCGCCAAAAGAAACTCCTCCTGCTTCTTTTTCAAAAGTATCGCTAGTGTTTTCTACAATGTTGTCAAACTCTTTCATGAAACTATCAAATTGTTTTTTCATAGACTTGGCTAATGCTTCCTCATCTAATATTTCATCGTATGGGTCTGTGTGCAAGTAGCCCAAATAGTCACTCAAATCTATAAAATTACCACTATCAAACTTAAGTAAATCCAATAGAGCCTTATGGTGTTCTTCTAAAGCCTTTTTGAGTTTGACAGCAACCTCCTCAAGTTCTTGGTTGCGCTTTAATACTTCTTCCCAACTCATATCAAGCCCTCGCTAAACTTCCAATTATTCTCTTAATGTCATCCATAGTAATCTTGTGCAATCTATGATATTCTCCTGCCAAATCTTCAAACTCTTCAGCATCAATCATTTCTTCACCATGAAACTTTCTAACAATTTCATCTAACTCTTTCAAAACATCTCTTTGCTTGCCAAAGTTATCAATTGCAGTTTGAGCAGTTTGACGCTTTAGAATAGTTTGCCAAGTCATATCATCTCAACTCCATTATTTTCTCTATTGCATAAGACAACTATCCCAACCGGAGCATATCATAGATTTCTTCTGCATGCCTTTGAATGCGCACTAAAAAGTCAAATGCTTCATCTTCATAGGCATCAAACTCATTCTCTTTGAAATCTTCTGCGGTTTTGCCTTCACCAGTGGCAAAATCATTCGTTAAATCTGACAATTCCCTTATTTCTTCTTTGTAATCTCTTAGTAACTTTACATATTTTTCCACTGAAGATTCAATGCCCTTGTATTCTTGTTTAATTCTTTCCATTTCTTTTTGCATATCTCTAAACCTACTAATCATTTCCTTAGTATCGTCTGCATAAAAATCTTCTTCTTGCTTTACTATATCTTTCCAATTCATTTCTTACCACCTGTAACAAAACATTTCTTTGACTTTGCCTCTTTCTCATCTACTTCTTTTGACTTTGCATCAAACCAAGCGTCTAAATAACTACACCTTGTCATGTTTATCAAATCCTTAGTTTAATATCGCCTCTTGTTTTTATTAGAATATCAACCAACTGCTTTTGACTTAGTTTTTCTATGGCTTCAAGCAATTGCTCTTTTGTAGATTGAGCCAATTGCTCCTCATAACTATCGTCATCTAAGTCAGTCTCATCTACATCTAACATTCGCTCTCTACCTCTTGTAGCCCTACCCAATCCTGCAATTTTTGTTTGAGGTTTTCTTCTTATGCTTCTTTTCTTTATTTCCTCTTTCCATGTCATATTATTCACCTTTTATTTTAAACGCTTTTTTCAAAAATTTTTCTAGGAATTTTTTATATCATGTTAAATTGTTCCATCATTTTTGTTGTATGTTTATTTCGTTTTTAGCAGTTCTTTTTACTTGATAACCTTCTTTTTCGTATAATTCTGCAATAACTTTAAGCA